CTAGCCATCCGCGATACCACCACCTCTATTTGCGCTTAGGTGCCGTGTGATGCTGTCCTCCAGGCTGAAGCTAAGGGTGTGCTCTGCACGTGTCTTTAGATCCGACCACTGTTCCTGAATGGACTCATCAGTCGATGCGGCTATCCCTGCGTCGTTGGCCTCTCGAAGACAGTGAGCTATCCAATCCTTCGAGGCCAGGAAGTTGTCAATGGCATCGCCTAGCCTGAAGCCGGCTTCAAGGCCTTGCACCAGCGCATCCGAAAGGTTTTGCAGGAGGTTGGCTTCTTCACTGGGGATGAGCATTCTGGCGACCGGCACCTCAAGGAGGGTTGCAATACCCTTTGCCTCGCCGAGCCGGACAGGTCGCTCACCCTTTTCAATACGGGAGATCGTAGTTTGGTGGAAGCCGTCCCAGCCAGATTCTGCCATCCTCCGCGCCAACTCACCCTGAGACCAGCCGCGCTGCTCTCGCAGGCGCTTCATCGACGCAACAAAACGCGCCTCGTCGTCAGATCCCCGACCGTTTATCTCTTCATTGCTGACCATGTACAAACGCTCCCACAAATCGGCATTGACAGTCAACACAAAACAGCCTTAGACTGATTTGTGTTCCAGCAAAAACACGTCACGATGGAGAAGTAACATGACGAGTCAAGAAATTAAGCTACTCACCTTGGATGAAGTAGCTCTGATGCTGCGAAAGTCACCTGCGCAGATGCGCTGGATGCGGCACAACAATACAGGGCCGAGGTCGGCCCGCTTGGGAGGGAGGGTGATGTACCGCGAGAAGGATGTACTCGATTGGATTGATGCTGCTTTCGAGCCTGCGGCATAGGCGTTCCGGCTCTGGGAGGGTCGCCACGCTCATCGCAAAGTGAAAACAAAGACGGGCCAAACGCTGCAATTTGCCCTTGCAGGTCCGACCCGTTTGTTCAAAACCAAACCAATACTAGTTAGGTCTCAATACTATGCTCTCGTCAACTTTAACTCGTTCATCCGCTGATGTCACTTTTTCCGCTTGGCAGGATCGTTTTGACTCCGCGCCATCCGTCACAATTAGCGAGCTGGAACAGTTCAAGCTCGTCACGGACTCTGCCCGCTACGCAACAACTGTGCTTCACCTCGCACGGGAAGACAAGCTGACCCCAGAAGTTCTGACCGATGCGGTTTATTCCGCATGGCTGTACGCCGAGAATCCGAAAAAGGCTTTGTGCGGATCCGCTTGGGCGGAATTGTTCCGCCTCGCCTACAACCCTGACCACGAATTCTTCGAAGCTATGCCCTAGCCGCTAGTCCGAGGTGACCCCGGCGCTCATTCCGGGGTCACCCCAACAGGGGCACATAGAAAAATCCCAGCCAGCGCGTACAGGACCAGCCAATGCGTAACCCGCCAACCATGTTTCAGCTCCAATTCCTCGCCATGGACTTCTTGAACGAAGCACGCAATGATCCGGCGACTCGACCTCACACATACCAGCATCACGTCAGGAACGCGTACAAACAGGGCCTCACCGTCCCAGCCATTGCGGCCGCCCTTGGGCGTCCGGTCAGCTTCATTGAGGGGCTACTTGCGGACGGTGGTGTTTGATGGCGCGGGACCGGGCAAATATCAACACCGCAATCCACACTGACCAGGACTGGCGCGACTTGACCATAGCTGAACAGCACCTCTACTGGCTGCTGTCCACACACCCTGACCTGAACTATGTCGGAGTGGTCGATTGGAGGACTGCAAGGCTAGCAGCTATGGCAGTTGACGCCACCCGCGCCGGCATCCAGGCAACCGCTGAGAGTCTCCAGGCAAAGCGCTTTGTATTCATTGATGAGGAAACGGAAGAGATCCTTATTCGTTCCTTCATGCGTCATGACGGTCTGTTGAAGCAGCCAAAGCTGTCTATCTCCATGGTCAACGCCTATGGGTCTGTGGCTTCAAAGAGGATCCGCGAGGTGGTGACCTTTGAGCTTCAGCGGCTTCACTCTGAGTTCCCGGAATGGGCAGCGTTTAGGCAAGAGAAAGTCATGGCTTTGATCAAGGGTAAGGGTACGGATATGGATGGTTTTACCCAAGAATTTAGCCCTGCCCTTACCCCTATGGTTACCCCAGCATTTACCCTAAACGCTGGTCAGGCTGACCCCTTGCCTACTACTACAGCTACTACTACAGCTACATCTTCTAACGAAGATAAAAAGATAAACCCGCGAAAACGGAAATCATCCTGCCCCGAAACCTTCCCAATCACGGAAGCAATGCGGTCATGGGCAAAGGACAACAACATCACCGTTGACCTTACGGATCAAACCGCTCGCTTCCTCGACCACCACACCGCAAAGGGAAGTATGTTCACCGACTGGACCAGGGCTTGGTACACGTGGATGCGGAACGCGAAGGACTGGGCAAAGCCGGCACCCGACACGGGGCAGACGGTGCCCGCTGCCTACGGCTGGGCGAACCGATGACCCCCGAAGAACTGGTAATCGGCGCATGCATCCTCACCCCGGACAGCATCAGATTCGCAGCGGGGGTGCTCGAACCCACCGACTTCAAATCCAAGACGCATGCGGACATCTTTAGGGCCATCGTTCGGCTCCGCAAATCCGACGAACCCATTGAGCCCTTCAGTGTCTGGACCAAGGCCCAAGAACTCGGAGCCAAAGGGATCGAAGTCGTTGACCTTCACCGCATGGTGGAGGGAGTTGGCTCCGCGGAGCACATCAGCTTCTACGCCGATCAAGTCAAGGAAGCGTCTTCCCGCCGCAAGCTTGCAGTAATCGCGACGAGCTTGATGCGGGAAGCTGCGGATGAAACGCGCCACCCCTCACAGGCTGCGCAGGCGGCGGCAGAGGCCATCAAGAACCTGGCTACGGGCGGCGCTCAGCGGATGACCACAAAGACGCTAGAGGCGATCCTCGCGGTACAGGAAGACCATGACTGGCTCATCCCTGACCTGCTAGAGCGTGGGGACCGACTCATCCTCACTGGCTTCGAAGGTGGCGGTAAAACGACGTGGATCCGTCAGCTGCTCATCTGCATGGCAGCCGGCATCCACCCCACAACATGGAACATGCTCGACCAGCCACTCAAGATCCTCGTTGTAGACGCCGAGAACACCGAAGCGCAATGGCGAGCGCAAGTCCGAGGAATGACAGCAAAAGCAGCCGCCTACGGAATAACCGACCCCGCCCCCAACATCGAGATATACGCGAAGGGCAGGATCGACATCACCAAGGACGCCACCCTCGGAGAAGTTCACCGACTCGTGGACGAGCACTCCCCCGATGTTCTCGCAATCGGCCCGCTCTACAAGATGGTTTCCACGGGCATCAACAACGATCAGGAAGCCGCGCCTTTGATCATGGCATTGGACTCTCTCCGCGACCGAGGCGTTGCCCTCATCATGGAAGGCCACGCCAGCAAAGGTAACTCCCAGAACCTTGTCCGCGACCTCGCGCCACGAGGATCCGCGGCGCTCATGGGCTGGCCCGAATTCGGCTTCGGGCTGCACCCGGACGCCAACAACCCAGACATGACGCTGGTGACCAGATGGCGTGGCGATCGGGAAGCCGGTCGCCTTTGGCCTCGTGAACTATGGCGCGGCGGTGCGTTCCCTTGGACGGGAGACACCGTCACTGCCCGCACTAGACAGAACTACCTCGGATTCAACGATCAGCAAACCGCAGCCTAGCCACATGACCACCCTTCGCCAGGAGACACACCCTATGTCGCACGCAGACCTCCGTTCCACCGTCCACCGCCTCACCCGTGACCACAAGACCACCTTCGTGGACTCGGAGACGGGCCACGTCACTTACCCCACCGAACTGGCCCTCTTCACGCAGCTGCGACAAGAGCAAGCCTCAGGAAGCAGGGCCGCGACCGGCGCCAAGTCCTCCGGTTCACGCTCCCCCATCGCCCTCGGCGCAGTCACCCTCTGGTCCGAGATCCGCGAAACCCTCAACACCATGCACATCGCCCTCACCGGCAAAGACAACCCAACGCTCACACCAGAGCAGAAGCTTCAGCACTGGGCAGACGCAACAGCAGGCGACACAACAGGTCAAAGCGCCGAGAAATGCCTCCGCTCCGCCACCAAATGGGCAACCGCCATCGAAACACTCCTCAACCCCATCCCCCGCCTCGAAGTCAAAGGCGCCTGCCCCACATGCGCCGCCACACACGCATGGACCTGGGTCGAAGGCGAATACGTAAGGAACACCGCCATCACCGCGACACGAAATGAAGCCCGCTGCGGCGCCTGCCAAACTAGTTGGGAAGGGCAAGCAATCAACGACCTCGCAAATAACCTCGGGAAGGCAGCATGAAAGACAAGAGCCAGGTCCTCGCGGGTCTCACCAAATACGGTATGACTCGGGATCCCATCACAAGGCTTATGGTTCCGGCGATCCCCGACGACCCTGGCGTTATCCACGCGCTACGTCCGACCGTCTCCACTCGCCCAATCCTCGAACCTCATTTCATAGAACACACCGAGGAATACAGAGCGGCAATTTGCGGAGCGCAAATCAAAGTCGTTTTACCCCTGAGCTTTAAACCGGGCGAGGACGGCGCTTGTCGTGAGTGCACTGCCGAACTCAGAAGCAATGTCCCGCTCACTGCTACTGACCCCGGTGGCAGCATGCCAATCTTCGAAAAGCCCGGAGGTGACGACTGGTGGTCTCAGGGTGCGCTGAAGAACCCCGGATACGCGCGACGGCGGGAAGCTGAACGAGCCCGACGTGATACACGAAACCACCCACCTCATTAGCAGATCACCCTCATGTAATTACGTGCTTGTCATCCAGCCCGCCACCTGTTAAACTGGAGCCACAGACCACAGGTATACCGAAAACCAAGTGAAGCCCCGTCGAGCAAACAGCTCCGGGGCTTCACCTTTGTCACAACACCTGACAATCCCCGGAGTCCTGTACGATCCCAAGGTTAGGAACCTTTGGAAATGGGGAAAGCGTGGCCTCGTACGGCTTCAAACTTATTAAAATTGAACTTCGTGAGGGGCAGCGGCAGCCGATCATGGACTTCGGCGAATGCCAGTACCTCCAGCGAGTGCACGAAGATGTCACCGCTGCGATCAAACGGCGTGAAGAAGCCTTGGCTGCTGAAGAAAAGGCGCGCAAAGCAGCGGAGTCTGCCGTTGATGCGGCTGAATCCTCTCCTGCTGAGGACGGAGCAGCGAGTGCCTCAACGCCGTCAGATCAGGATGAGACCCTTATGAAAGATGAGGTCACCGGCGAGGTTGCGGTCGCCTCATCTGATGACGTGATCAACGAGGCTGAGGATGAGCCGAGCCTGGACAAAACGGCAAAAAAGGTCTCCGTGGTGCGGTTCGAGGAGTCTATCGCGCTGAAGCAGGCCGTTTTGCTGCGAGTTCAATACGGCAAAGTCGGGGATCACGAAAAGGGCGTCGACCCTGAGGGTAGAAAGAAAGACACCGACCTCAAGAAGCTGGCGACAACGCGATCATACCGAATCATGTTGATCGCTCCACCGCAGGGCAGCACGGGCTTCCTAGCAGCCGAGGTTATTTCTCGATCGCACGCGGCCAAGCAGATTCCCAGGCGTCTTTTTCAAGCGGCCCGGGACCATCGTTTCAAGATCAAACCATTTGGCCCAATCGCGGATTCGGCCGCTGTCAAGAAGCTGGTGAAGGACGGAAGTGTTAAGGAAGTCCAGCTCTTCAAGACCTTCATCCCTAGCGACTCGCAGACACCAGTGGCCGAAGACGTTGTGTTGACCTTCAAGATTGGCGAAAAAAAGTCACAGGTCGCCCGTATCCTCCAGAGAGTAAGCAATTGGATTCCACGAGGGGCCAGCGACAGCCCGGACGAGGAGGAGAAAGAAGCCCTCAGCCCCGTCCAGGAGGCACACTCACTGGCATCGATACTTTGGTCCGACTTGGAAGACACGGAGTTTGACGATGTCAAAGTCAAAGTTACTAACGCAAAGCAGAACCGCACTCTGCAACCACTCGACATGCGTGAGGGCTTCATCTACGACCTCGGTGAAAGCCCCGTATCCGATGACGACTTCTGTTTGAAGGTCAACGAGGCAGCCAGTGTCCTGTTCAGCAATCATGAAATGGACATGGAAGCAGATTGGTACTTACCCAAACCATCCAAATAAGCGTAGGTTGAATCATGAGCATGGCACGTATCAACGTTTTCGCATTGTTGTCAGACCAGTTTCGATTCCTGCGCCATGCAGGGAACGGCAAGCCAGCTAGGTTCGTCCGAGCACTTGTGATCCTGACTGCGCCAGCGACTGGAGGACTTTCCTACGCGCTCGGTTGGCGCATGCAAAGTGTTGGAGAGCTGGCTTCAGGCCTAGGTCTCATGGCCGGTGTTTTCATCTCCGCTTTCGCAATAGTCTTTTCCCTTCGACTCACCCTTGCGAACAGGCCGACTAGCAACATGAAGCAACTTGCTTCAAGACTCATGGACGAGGGCGCGCTAACCCTTTTGGCAGCTGGCCTACTAGCGGGAATAGATGCTATGTGGCTAAGTTGGGTTGCTGCTACCACAGTCAAGGACGCTGGAGTCAGCGTGATCGAGACGGCTGTTACGACAGGACTTAGCGCTCTCGTCGCGCTTTATTTCTTGTTGTCGGTGAGGCGCCTTCACATCCTGTACACGGATACTTTTCCGCCCTACTGGAGGGCCAGGGAAGCAGTCGAGAAAACCTCGCCTCGAAGCACGATCAATCACTGAGGGTGTGGCTTCTTCTCGCTTCTACATGAGGCGGTAACTTCTTCACCAAAGGCTCCGAGCAATCGGGGCCTTTTTCATGCCTGCGAACGGTGGTCGCCATGGATAAGCGCGTTGTTACCGAGATGCTTGATTGCTCCAACCGCTGCGATAGATGTTCCAGCCAAGCGTACGTGTTGGCTGTCCTTGACCTGACGCCGGCACAACAGGCCGCTGGGCAAGGCGATGAACTCTACCTATGTCGCCACCACTGGCTCCAACACGAAGCCGCCCTTGAACCACTCTGCGGCCTCATCGTAGACGAAACCCACCGCCTCTTTGAACACATCGAACCACCAGAGGCAACCGAACTCAACAGCATCAAGAAATGAGCACAAGCATGATGTGGTGGTCTTTCGCGCTAACAGCAGTTGGCGTCCTCGGAATCTACATATCCGGGAAGAAAAACTATTGGGGCTGGGGAATCGGGCTAGGCGCTCAAGTCCTCTGGTTCATCTACGCGATAGCCACGCAGCAATGGGGATTCATCATCTCCTGCTTCGCCTATGGCTACGTGTACGCAAAAAACTTCCGGAAATGGCGCAAAGACGCCGCCAAGCTGCCTGAATAAAAGAATCCTGTGGGGCGGCTAGTACCTTCCCCGAGCCGCTCATCTCGGACGTGGTGCCATGACACCGCCCCACAGGTCAAACCACCGGAAACCCTGCAACCAGGACCGGACAACTGAATAAACGGTGCAGTGCCCAGCGTGCACGGCGCCATCAGCGCAGACGGCAAACCAGCACGCATAGTCGAAAACTGGCAACAAGGATTCGGCATGGCCTACTACAACGACACCGAATCATGGCCCTTCGTCTACCGCATCCGCAACGGCATCGCACTCATGGGCGGACTCGAACTAACAGCAGCATAGGAATGAGCGAACAGTGATCGTACTTTGGATTCTCCTTGCCCACCTCATCGGTGACTACCTCATCCAGTCCGACTGGATGGCCAGCGAGAAGACCAAACGATGGTGGCCAGCCATTGCACATCGTTCAAAAAGAGGAAGGCCTGGCTTAAGTGACGACAGTAAAATTTCTCATCACCAAGCCTGACCGTTCGGGCACTAACGCCCCGGCATCAGCCACAGTAAGATTCACGCCAACACGCGTCAGGGTAACGGGTAGCGTAGTGGGAGAGCTAGTGCTCCCAGTAGCGTTCACTGCCGCCACAGACGAGCTAGGCGCACTAGAGGTTGCGCTAGAAGCAACGACAGCTGAATGGGCGTGGCGCATAGAAATCTACGCTACAGGAACACCCGCCATTGCGCAGTTCGCGTCAGTGCCTGACATTGAGTGGGTTTCCTTCACGGACCTCCCGAAAGTGGACCCGACCACTCTTGAGCCGTCTGCTGAGCCTGAGGCTGCTTGGTGGGCGGCGTTGGAATCGGCTGAGACTGGCGCTGCCGCGTCCGCTCAATCGGCGTCAGAAGATGCAACCAGCGCAGCTAATTCAGCGTCCGCAGCGGCAGCTTCTAGTCTCGCCGCGCAGGACTCTGCCAGTGACGCAGCGACATCGGCAACTGTTGCTGCGACGTCGGAAGCAAACGCAGCGTCATCCGCGGAAGATGCCGCAGCATCCGCCACAGCATCCGCCGCTTCACGGGACACAGCAGCAAGCTCGGCAACCGCGTCAGCGGGCTCAGCAACCACAGCGAAAGCGTCATCCGACGCCGCAGCACTCTCGGAAACGAACGCCGCCAATAGCGCCACGAACGCCGCGAACGCAGCAAACACCGCCGTAAGTAACCACGTCGCAGCGTCAGACCCCCACACGCAGTACGCGAGGAAAACCGGCCCAACCGACGTCGCCGGGGCACGACACACAAGCGGCACGGGGATACCCGAAGGCGTTGTCACCGCACCAGTAGGAGCCAGATACATTGACACCGCCGCTACCAGCGGGGCCGTCGAATGGATAAAAGCAACAGGTACCGGTAATACCGGGTGGCGTGTGGTCCACGGCGACACTGGGTGGCGTTCACTGCCAGCGACAGTAGTAGCTAACGGGGTCACCTCAGGGAACATCCGCTACCGGAGGCAAGGCAACCGAGTCACGTGCAGCCTCCAAGACGTGCTGATGAGCACAGCGGTTCCCGGTCTATGCGTTTTGGCGACCGCCACGGAAGTACCTACAGGCTTCAGGCAGGACAGCACAAAGCACCGATCGATGCAGAACGTCGGCCTAAATAACAACGCAACACAGCCGCAGGTCATAACCATGTACGGGGCAATCTCGTGGGTGTTTCAGATCATTCCCGGAGCCAGCCCCACCACGACCCGTCCCAGCGTAGCATTGTTCGGAACCATATTCTGGGACACCGACGACGCATGGCCTGCCGTCCTTCCCGGCACTCCTGGGTAAATAGCCGAAAGGGATCATTGATGGATCTTAAGACCATGGCCGACGAGGAACTTGAAACCCTCAGGATCGGCATCGCTGCGGAACAGGAACGACGGTACCGGCTCGCAGCCATCCCGCAGCAGGTGGACTCACTCAGGGCCCAATACGCTGTTGACGGCGGCAACCCCGCAGACCTCTAACGGCAGGTTCGATTCCTGATCCCACCACACACCACGGATTTGTAAGTGTAGGCCGGGGCGGGAGGCGCCCGTTACAGCGCCGCATGCTTCCCCCCTGCGCGCTTCGGCGGCAGGGCACAGCGCAGGTATCCGGACGGTTACTGAGCGCTCGTAACTCCCCCGTAGCGCCTTATCAGGTACAGCGCGGGGCGGTGCGTCATTCACCGCAGCCAAGGACGCTTGGCAAATGACAACGGGCTGGGCGCAGACACGGGCGCCCACCAGCTTCAAGCGCTGGCAGCCCACGAGGACAGCGAACCCCATCGGTCAACAACAACGAACCGCGATGCGAGCTAGTACCTGTCCATCACCATTACGCATTCGTGCCGCAACCAACACGAATACGAAACCCCTTGAGCAGCGGGAGAAACCATGAGCAGAAACAAAGGCTGCATCATCAGCCGCGTCATGAACCAAGGCGACAAGGCCGACCGTGAAGCGCTCCAAACCCTGCTCAACTCCGACGCCCCACACATCAACGTCGCACGCACACTAACCGACGCTGGTGTGCCAATGTCAGAACACGTCATACGCCGGCACCGCAAAGCCGACTGCTCCTGCGGGTGGCTCTAAATGGGTGACCTCGCGAAGAAGTTAGCTCCGAAGATCGCGCCCGCCGCGGTCAAGCAGGTCCGCATCCTCACTCTTGATATTGAGAACGCGCCCAACCTCGCGCACGTCTGGTCACTGTTCAACCAAAACGTCAGCCTTGCCCAGCTCCAAGAAGTAGCCACCGTCATATCGGTAGCGGCGAAATGGTACGGGGACAAAGAAGTTCTGTTCTACTCCGACCGCCACAACGGCCACGCTGAGATGATCCAGGCCGTACACGCGCTCGTGTCTGAGGCTGACCTGATCGTCGGTTACAACAGTGCCGGGTTCGACATGAAACACCTCAACCGTGAGTTCATCCTCGCTGGCTTGAACCCGCCTGCACCGTACAAGAACGTTGACCTCTTGCAGACCATCCGCAAACAGTTCAAGTTCGCAAGCGGCAAGCTCGACCACGTTGCCCAGCAACTCGGACTAGGCAAGAAAACCAGCCACGCAGGACACGAACTCTGGGTACGCTGCATGGCCGGTGACCCCAAAGCCTGGGACACCATGCGCAAGTACAACAAACAAGACGTCGTACTAACCGAGAAACTCTACGACCGGTTACGCGCATTGGATCCCCAACCACCCACACCTCAGCATGTTCACAGGTGACGAATCGGGATGCCCAGTCTGCGGCAACAAAGACCTCTCCAAATTCCGGACAGGCACCTCATACGCCAACGTCCAGAAATACCGCATGTACCAATGCCCATGCGGCCACTGGGTACGCGGCACCAAAAAACTCCAAGACGCAACACAAACCAGGAGCGCACGCTAAACAATGCGTATCTGTGCCGTTCGTGGGTGCCCTGAAATAACAGAGTCAACTAGATGCCCCAAACACCGACGCGAAGCGGACAAAGCAAGGGGAACAAAAGCACAACGCGGCTACGGCAAAGAGTTCCAATCCGAACGACGCATGTGGGTGCGCATGGTAGCAACCGGAGAAGTCAACTGCTGGCGATGCCTAGAGCCTATCCACCCTGGCGCCCCGTTCGACCTCGGACATGACGATAACGACAGGTCAATCATCCGTGGCCCCGAACATCCGCAATGCAACCGAAGTGCAGCAGGCAAAGCAGCACACCAATAACTGAACACAAAAGAACCCTGGACTAATTACCCAGGCAAGGAAGCCCCTGACGCCCTCCAGCGCCGGGGGCTTCCGCACATCTGGAGGAACAACGATGGCCCGCACTAAGAGCGATAGCCCAACCAAGTCATGCACCAAAGACGCATGTGACAGGCCACTCAGAGCGCGGGGACTATGCGCCAGCCACTACAACAGTGCATACCAAATCAAGCGACACTATAAGAAGCTGGTAACCTGCGCTTGGTGCGGGACCGAGGTGCTCAAGTACTCGGGCGGCGGACGTAAGCACGGGCAAGTCTGCTCCAATGAATGCAGACAATTCCTAGCAACACCCTACTGCGTACTGCCTCAAGATCATTGGGCAAGATGGTATGGCAAAACAAGCAAGTGGTCCGCTCCGAAGCCTGCTACCGTGCCGAAGATGGCAAGGGAATGCGAATGGTGTGGCGACGGATACGAGACACATCAGAGCCGAGCCCGGTATTGCACTGACCGCTGCGCAACGAAAGCTGCCAAGCTTCGGCGCAGAGCCCGCGAGAACAACGCGGCGGGTATGTACTCATGGGTCCAAGTAGTCCGACTATTCCTCGACGCTGACAAGATGTGCGCATACTGCGATGAGAAGATAGATGGTCAACCAGATCCCGACCACGTTACGCCACTGTCACGCGGAGGGCGCAACGACATCGGTAATATCGTCGCATGCTGCCGCTCATGTAATGCAGACAAGTGCGACATGACCTTAGATGAATGGGCCATCGACCGCATGAGCCGAGGTAAGCGCCCGCTACGGTACGTGCTGGACTTCAACAACCCAAGGTTCAAACACCTCACGCTAGACCCAGCAACAGGCAGTGCATGGCGACACGCGATCAAGGCATGACCCCCCACCCAGTGCGACCGAAGGGGGAAGGATAAGCTAACCCGCCGGTGAGGTGAAAAGAGTCCGCGGAGGGTTCAAAACTTTCAGAGAGGGCGGTGATCCGCTGTGGCTAGTGGTGGTTTTCGTGCTCGTTCTGGGCCGACTGTTGATCCTTCTTCTGGTCGTTCTGCGGCTCGTGGTTTGGATTTTCAGGCGTTGCCTTCTGAGGGTTATAGGGGTGCGATTCCTGATTTTCCGTTGGATCCGATTGTGTTGTTTTCTGAGCATTTTGAGGATGGCGCTAAGGTCCGCGAAGCTGACGAGGCCGCATCTGCTGACTTCCATTCTCGGGAGGGCGTGGTGTGGTGTGAGGCTTGGCGGTCGCCGCAGGGTGCTGCGTGGGCTGTTGAGTCTTGGCGTTGGCCTGTGATTGCTGAGTATTGCCGGTTGAAGGTTGCTGTGGAGTTGGATCCTGGTGCTAATGCGGCTTTGGTTGGTCAGTTGCACCGGTATCGGGAGCAGATTGGTTTGACGCCGGCTGGTTTGCGGTTGAACGGCTGGCAGGTTGCTAGGGATGAGGTTGGGGCGCGGCGGGATGATTCTGCTGGGGCTGAGCCTGAGAAGTCTTCTGGTGGTCGTTTGTCGGCGCGTGAGCGCAGATTGAAGGCTGTAGGGGATGGCAAGTGAGCCGCGTACTGCGTCTGAGGCGCTGAAATGGTGGTCTGGTCTTAGTCTGGACATTGTTCCGGAGTGGATTGAGCAGCATTGTGTTGTTCCTGATGGTGATTTTGATGCTGACGGGAATAAGCCGCCGTTTTTGTTGCGGGATTATCAGCTTTGTTTTGTAACTAACCACTACGCGATCCGGAACACTGCGATGCCGGGGATGAAGTCTTCGGCGTTTGTGTATCAGCTTTCGGTGCTGATTGATTCGCAGAAAAAGGGCAAGTCTCCGCTGGTTGCGGCGATGATTTGTGTTGAGGCCGTGGGTCCGGCGTTGTTTGCTGGGTTCGCTGCTGGTGGTGAGGTGTGGGACTGCGCTGAGCAGGGTTGTAATTGCGGATGGGTGTACACGTACCGCGAGGGCGAGCCCATGGGCCGCAAGTGGACGGCCCCGCTGATCCAGATCACCGCGAACAGCGAAGCGCAGACGGGCAACACGTTTGACGCGTTGCGTCCGATGATCGACTACGGGCCGCTTTCGTCGCAGATCACCCGGACTGGTGAGGAAGTTATCCGCCTCCCTGGTGGTAAGGCGAATCAGATTGTTCCTGTCACGTCTAAGGCTAAGTCTCGTCTTGGCGCGCGTGTTACGTGTGTGCCGTGGGATGAGGCTGGCCTGTTTGCTGATGATTCGATGTGGAAGGTTTTCCGGACTCAGAAGCGTGGTTTGACTGCTATGGGTGGTCGCGGGTTCATTACGACGAACCCGGATGATCCTGCTACGGATAACGTGGTTAAGGACTTGATTGAGAACCCGTCTTCGGGTGTTTATATCCAGTGGACTCCTCCGCCGACGCGGTTGAAGTGGTCGAATGCGGCTGATCGTCGGAAGATCCTTAAGTTCAACTATTCGGATGCGCCTTGGGTGTTGATGAACTTGGATGGTCTTGAGGAAGACATCAAGCAGGCGATGCGGCGTGATCCTGCTGAGGCTGAGCGGTTCTATGGGAATCGGCGGGTTCAGGGTGCTGGTTCTTGGTTGACTGAGGAACCTTGGGAGCGGAAGAAAGCGCCTCGGGTTGTTCCTGATGGTACGCCGATTGTTGTTGCTGGTGACTTGTCGAATAACAATGACTGGACCGGTTTCCGGGCTATGACGGCTGATGGTTACCAGTTCACGCCGACGTATGGACCGAACCAGGAGCCTACGATTTGGCGTCCGACTGAGGGTTCCTTGTTGATCCCCCGTGGCGAGGTTCGTGCCGCGTTCGATGAGTTGCAGACGCGCTACAAGGTTGTCCGTGCGTACTTTGACCCCGCCGGTTCGGCTCGTGGTATTTCGGCTGAGGCCGATGCTATGGAAGTAGTTGAGGATGACTCGTGGCGTTTGGAGCTGAAGCAGTGGCAGGCGCAGTACAAGGATGATGACGGTAAGCCGACTGTGTTTGCTTGGGAGACTTCGAGTGTTTCGCGGGTTCATCCTTTGCTTGAGGCGTTTAAGCAGGCTGTGAATGGTGACGAGTCGGAGTTCCGGCATGACGGATGCCCGACGACTAAGACGCACATCCTGAACGCGATTGTTCGGGCTCGTACTGGTCAGCGTTACATCATCGGTAAGCCGAATGAGAACCAGAAGATTGACCAGGCTATGTCTTCCATCCTCTGTTATGAGGCGTGGTCGGATGCTCTCGTTGCTGACGAGTTCAATACCGAAGAAACCGATTCTCGTATGTTTGTGTTCCGTTAAGGGGGGCTTGTGGCTGTCAGCCTAGATGAATTGAACCTCCTTGCGGAGTTGACTAAGCAGCGTGATAACCGTTTGTCGAAGGATGAGCTGCTGGGTAAGCAGTATGAGGGCGCTCATCGTTTGGAGCATATTGGGTTGGCTGTGCCGCCTGAGTTGCGCCGGTTTGAGATGATCGCGAACTGGAATCGGGTTTGTGTTGATTCTGTTGAGCAGCGGCAGCGGGTGAAGACTTTTATTCTTCCTGGCGAGGATAAGGGTTCGGCGGTTTTGCGTGAGCATTGGGATGCGAACAATCTTGATTCTGAGTCGCGGTTGTTGCATCGTGACAAGCTGATTTATGGTCGCGGGTTTGTGACTGTTGGCACGAATGAGGAAGACAAGGATCATCCGTTGATTACGGTTGAGTCGCCTCTTGAGCTGACGGCGATGGTGGATCCGCGGTCGAGGCGTATTTCTGCGGCGTTGCGTTTGTATGGTGGCACGGAGGACGCGCCGGATCCTGTTTATGCGACGTTGTATCTGCCTAACTCAACGGTCTGGTTGGAGAAGAAGGCTGGCGGCTGGGCTGAGTGGGACCGTGATGACCATAAGCTTGGCCGGGTTCCGATTGTGATGTTTTTGAATCGCCGGCGTACTGGTGTGTGGTCTGGTGAGTCGGAGATGACGGATGTTATCCCGCTGGTGGATGCTGCTGCTCGTTCTTTGACTGGGTTGCAGTTGGCGGCTGAGACGATCATTGTCCCGAAGCGGTATGTGTTGGGCATGTCTAAGGGTGACTTTGTTGACTCTGCTGGTAAGCCGTTGCCGGTTTGGGAGGCTTATTTTGGGTCTTTGTGGGCTAACGCTAACAAGGATGCGAAGGTTGGGCAGCTTGACGGCGCTGATTTGACGATGTTCCACAAGACTGTGGAGCATTACGCGCAGCTCGCGGCGTCTGTTACTGGTTTGCCTACCCGTTATTTCGGTCAGACTTCGGTTAATCCTGCGGCTGAGGGCGCTATCCGTGCTGATGAGTCGCGTCTTGTGCTGAATGTTGAGGCTAAGAACGATTCTGATGGTGATGGTTGGGCTTGGGTGCAGGGTATCGCTGAAAGGTTCCGCACTGGTGCTTGGCCGTTGGCGAATCAGATCAAGACTGAGTGGCATGATCCTGGGACGCCGACGTTCGCGCAGAAGGCTGACGCTTTGCAGAAGATGCATGGTGGTGGGCCGATTGTTTCGCGTGAGGGTTCTTGGGATGAGCTTGGTTGGTCTGACGCTCGTAAGGATCGTGAGCGTCAGTATTTCCAGGATGAGGCCCAAGACCCGTATCTTGCTCGGTTAACGGCGAAGGAGTCTGCTGATGTCGTTGCAGACGTTACCGGAGGCGGCGAGTAGGTACGCGGTTGAGCAGCGGTATGAGATTGGCGCCGCTGTTCATGCTGTGTCTCGTTTGTGGCGGGGCATGCGCGATGATTTTGATGCGTCTTACGCGCGTGTGGAGCCTGCTTTGTTGGCGGTGTTGTTCACAGCTCAGGAGCGGGTTGCGGATGGGGCGTTGGCGTATGTGCCTGACGTTCTAGGTGATCCGCCGGCGCCATTGTACGAATCTGCTGGTTCGAGGTTTGTGGGGGTGGCTGGTGATGGGTTGCCGGTCGCGTCGATGGCTTATGGGGCTGTTGTTCAGGCTAAGGCTGCGGTTGCTCAGGGTTTGGATGTTGCAGAGGCTCTTGCAAGGGGCGGCAGGCATCTAACTCTCACTGCGGGCACGATGTTGTCTGATACTGGGCGTGCTGCTGAGAAGGTTTCAGGTGGCGCCCACCGTGTCAGGAAGTGGACGCGGATGCTGAACCCGCCGTCGTGCGGTCGTTGTGTGATCTTGGCGGGTAAGACTTCGTGGCAGTCGGAGGCGTTTGATCGTCATCCCGGTTGTGATTGCCGGAACGTGCCGGCCAGCGAAGATACCGGTGAGGATGCCCGGACGGATCCGAAGGCGTACCTTGATGGGTTGTCTGAGGATGAACAGGAACGTGTTCTAGGGTCCAAAGCTAATGGGCAGGCGTTCCGTGATGGTGCGGACATGAACCAGTTGATTAACGCTTACCGGCGTAAGGGCGCTGTTCGTGCAGCGCAGATCAACGGGCAGGGCATCAAGTACACGCGCGAGGGCACTACAAGGCGCGGTCACGCGTACTGGCAGATGTCTCAAGCCCAATATATCCGTGAGCAGTCAGTGTTCCGCGATGGGACCAAGTACTACAGGCTCAAGGCTCCCCGGTTGATGCCGGAAACCATTTACAAGACAGCGAAGGATCCTGCTGATGCTAAGCGGCTCCTGAAACTGTACGGCTGGATCGTCTAACGGTTCGGCCTTTTTAGTCTCCCCCTATGCGCGACGCTTCGGGGGTTTTTCCATCCGCGACGGAGGACAAACACATGTCGGAAGCAACACCAACCACTACCCCTGCTGCTGATTCTGAGGCTCCGGCCCCGGCTGAGGCTGTTACTCAGGAACTTGGCGACGGCGGCCTTAAGGCCCTGCAAGCGGAGCGCGATGCCCGCAAGGCAGCGGATAAGGCTGCGGCTGATTGGCAGTCGAGGTTCAATGAGGCTGATGCGGCACGCTCTACGCTCTCTGAGCAGCTTGAAGCGGCGACCGCTGCGACGCCCGCCGCTGTGGCTGACGAGCTGCGTAAGCACCTCGTGACTTTTCACAGCATCGACGAGGAAGACGCTGATCTGTTCCTGACTGGCAAAGACGCGGAAACCCTACTCAAGCAGGTTAGCCGGCTCACTGCCCGGTCTGCTGCTCCGGCGACCCCGAAGCCTGACCCTTCGCAAGGTCCGAAGGATTCTCAGGCGCTCGCGCTCAACGGCGATCCGCTGTTGGCCGATCTTAAATCGAAACTTGGCATCAACTGATGCGTGACTCTTAGGAGCTTCAATGGCGATCACCGCCGCAACAACCACCTCGGATTTTTCCGGGTTCCTTAACCGCGAGCAGTCCGCGGCTATTTTCGAGCGTGCTGCTCGTTCGTCTGCTGTTCAGCAGCTCTCCCCGCAGGTGCCTCTTGGCATCAACGGTAAGTCCATCCCTGTCGTGACTGGCAAGCTTTCCGCTGGCTGGGTCGCGGAAGGTGCGCAGAAGCCTGCTTCTAAGGGTGCTCTTGCGCTCAAGAATATGGATCCGAAGAAGATCGCTACGATTGCGGTTGTTTCTGCGGAAGTTGTTCGTGCGAACCCTGGCAACTACATGAATCTGGTTCGTAACCAGGTTGGTGATGCTTTCGCTGCCGCGTTCGACGCCGCCGCCCTGCATGGCACGAACACCCCGTTTTCCACCTACGTGGCTCAGACCACGAAGACGGTTGAGATTGGTACCACGGCTGCTGCTTCCGGTGGCATCCATGGTGACATCAACGCCGGCCTCAAGCTGCTTGTGGATGACGGCAAGCGCCTGTCTGGTTTCGCTTTCGATGACCGCATGGAGCCGCTGCTGAACGGCGCTGTTGATGGCAACGGTCGCCCGCTGTACATCGACTCCCCGACCACGGAAACGGCTGGCCCGTTCCGTCAGGGCCGTGTGCTGTCCCGTCCGGCGTTCATCGGTGAGGGTGTTTACAACCCGACTGGTTCTGTTCTGGGCTTCGGTGGTGACTGGTCGCAGACGGCTTGGGGTGCTGTTGGTGGCATCTCTTACAAGGTGTCCACTGAGGCTACGGTCACGATCAACGGTGAGCTTGTTTCTCTGTTTGAGAATAACCTTGTCGCGATCCTGGCTGAGGCTGAATATGGCTGGCTTGTGAACGACACTGCCGCGTTCGTCGAGTACACCAACGCTGTAGCGTAGTTTGCCGCGTTTGGTTCATCCGGACGCGGGAACGGTGGTGCGCTGTGAGGGTGACCTTGCGGCGCACTACCTCTCGCAGGGCTGGGTTGATGCTGATGCGTCTTCCCGGCCGGTTGAGGCGACCCCGGAGAAGCCTCAAGTACGGCGTACTCGTAAACCGCGTAGCTAGGAGCTGTCATGGCGTATGCGACTGTTGCTGATGTCGAGGTGCGCTATGGGCAGTCTTTGTCGGTGGCGCAGACGGCGCAGGTCACGGCGTGGATTGGGGATCTTGAGGCTGAGATAGCCGAGCGGATCCCGAACATTGCTGAGCTGATCGTGTTGGGGCGCCCCACGTTGGCGACTCTTTCGCGGGTTATCAGTACGGCGATCATCCGGCATCTTGACAACCCGAAGGGGCTCAAGTCTCGGACGTTTGCGATTGATGACTATTCGGAGACGGAACAGCCTTGGATTCAGGGAACCCCTGGTGGTGGCCCGGAGTTGTCTGATGAGGATTGGGCTAAGTTGCTACCGGGTTCATCTGGCGAGGCGTTCAGTATCAGGCCTTGGGGTGCACCGTGAGTGCGGTTGAGGCTGTCCTGCGTGGTCGTGCGGCTGCTGAGTCGTTGATGCTTGACACGTGTGTGGTGCATCGTCCTGGTGAGCCGGTGACGGATGCTGATGGCAATGTGACCCCGAGTTTGACTTTGTTGTATACGGGTCCGTGCAAGATTCAGCAGACGTTGGCTCAGTCGTCTAATCCGGTGGCTGGTGGTCACAGATACACGGTGCAGGATGTTCGGTGGGATACGCCGGTCTTGTCAGTCCCCTTTGAGGTGGATGATGTGGTGACGATTACTGATGCTGTGTTGGATCCGCAGTTGACGGGCAAGGTTTACCGGGTTGCTGAGCCGTTCCATAAGACTGGTGCGACTGCTCAGCGGACACGGGTTGAGGAAGTGGTTGCGTGAGTGATGGGATTGAGGAAGTTCGCCGGCTCGCGCAGAACCTCGGGCGGATTGCCGGGTCTGCTGTGGAGGATGTTGATACTGTCCTGAAAAAGGGTGTCAATAACATCAAGGCTGAGATGGTCGCTGACGTGTCTGCTTCAGAGCACTTCAAGGGCATGGCTGGTTCGATCAGTTATGAGTCCAGGTATTCGCCGGGTGTGGCTCGTTGGGTGGTTGGCCCGGATAAGGGGCGCCGTGGTGGCGCTCTTGGAAACATCTACTATTTTGGCACGTCACGTGGTGGCGGTTCGGGTGATATTGATAAGCCGCTGCGTAGCGAGGAACCGCGGACGGTCTCTGCTCTTGAGGCGTTGGCTCGGCGTTGGGCTGGTCAGTTATGACGGGTGATGCTCTTGCTAATGGGTTTGAGGCGCTGCTTACTGGGTTCACGGTTTATAAGGACAAGGTTCCTGCTTCCCCGTCGTTTCCGTATGTTCTGGTGACCACGAATTTCCCGGCTGTGGCTGAGCGGTCGAATGCGCGGCGTGTGTTGGCTGAGCATTTGCGGTCTAGGACTGTGGCTGTGGGGCTTACTGGGGCGTCTGTGCGGATTGTTGCGGAGAAGCTTACGAGGTGTCTTGAGGGTAAGCGTCCTGTGGTGGCCGGCTGGTCCCTTGGCGCTATCGAGTCAGTACCGAATAGTCAGCCGTTGCAGCCTGATCTTGATGTTACGTTGCCTAGCACGAACGCTAACCCGTTGTATCAGCCGTTCGACTGGGTCCTCACTGGTTCCCGTACTGCTTAGGACGCTTCGGTGTCCTTTTCTTTTGCCCTGAAAGGGGTCTCCCATGTTTGTCCGTGTTAAGGACTCTACTTCTGGGCATGAGTTTGATGTGCCTGAAACTGATTGGCGGATCAAGGCTGGGTCGTTGATTCCTGTGAAGTCTGACAGGTTCCCGCCCTATAACATGCCTCGTCCGCCTAAGTACAACATTCGGCCCATTAGGGCGCCTAAGAAAGAGGAAAGCTAAATGGCTGAAATTCCATCCACCCCGGCTGATGGCAACACGCTTGTAAAGATCGTGGCTGCTATCGCTGATACGTCCGCGCCGAAGGTCGCTACGGAGCTGAATGCCGTGTCTTCGGAGGACATTTCTTGCTATCTGACTGCTGGCGGTTGGAAGCCGTCACTGTCTGAGCAGGTTATTACGGATGAGCGTCTTTGCACGACTCAGACGTATGAGCAGAAGGGCCGTTCTCAGCGTGGTCTTGAGGTTGAGTACATCGACAACACGAACACGGCTAATGAGGAAACGTATAACAAGGCGAAGGACACGCTGATTCCTGGCGCGAATTTGTTTGTTGTTGTGCGTACTGGCATGCCTTATGAGACGGCGTTGGCGGCTGGCCAGAAGGTCACGGTTTACCCGGTGACCCCGGGCGAGTACAACGAGCTGCCGCCTGAGGCTAACTCGGTGTTCAAGATCGGTCAGAAGTTGTTTGTGCGTGCTGGTGTGGCTATTAGCGCCACGACGGTTGCGTAAGCCGTTTCTGGTGTTATCTCCTGCCTGCCCCTGTGTTGTGGGACCGGGGGCAGGCAGGCTCACGTCCCACTGTTCGTCCCACTGACATTCTTTTAGGAGTCCAATTGAGTTCGAGGACTATACGCGTCCCTGACATTGCGCACGACACGCCGAAGTATGAGCAGAGTAAGGCATGGCTGGAAGAAAACGGCATAGATCCGGCCCGCGTCTTGCTTGATTCAGTAATCGAAGTGACTGATGACGCGATCACATTCACCAGTGTTGCGCGAACAGCCACAGGCGCATTAGTGATCGCCCCAGATGGGGAGCATGTCATCCGGGAAGCAGTCACGCTTCCGAAAATCAGCTCGCCCGAAGCCTACGGACTCTAGGAGCCTCCATGTCGTTGACGATTAAGCGTCCTGAGACGCGTGTCCCGGTGTGCCTTGATGGTGATTTGGTGGCGGCTCATGAGGCTGCTGAGGCTGAGTTTGTGGCTGCTCGTGCTCGGTCGTTGGGTGATGACCGGTTGAATGGTGGCCCGTTGAAGGCGTTGGCGCAGCGTGTGGCTGATGTTGAGGCTGAGATGAAGGCTGCAACGGTTGATTTTCTGGTGCGGGGTTTGAAGCGTTCGGCGTGGAACGATCTGGTGGCTGCGCATCCTCCGCGTGAGGGTAACGCGTTGGATAAGTCGTATGGGTTCAATCTTGAGTCGTTGATGGTTGAGGCTATCCCGGCGTGTATCGCGTCGGTTGAGAACCGTGAGAGCGAGGCGTTGCCGTTTGATCCTGCAAAGGATTGGGATCCGCTCGCTGACGATATGACGGACAGCCAGTATGAGGATTTTGTGATGGCTGTGTTGCGTGTGAACAAGGGGCGGAATGAAGTCCCTTTTTCGCTCAGCGCCTACAGGACGATCCAGGCCTCAGATCAGACGTAGAAGCAGCGCATTCGCTTGGTATTTCGTTGAAGCGGTTCCACGGGTGGGAGCCGGTAACAACGTATGTGTATGACGATCTGGGCCGGCTGGTTTCGTCTGTGCCTGAGGTTGAGTGGGATGAGTCTGAGCAGACGGTCATGCTCGCGTTGAAGCACTACCGGGATGGTTTGTGCCCGAAGTGTGGTGGCCCGTTGGCTTTGTGCACGGACCCGGCTAATGAGATGCGGTATGACGCTGGGTTGCCGTTCCGTTGTCATGCGACTACTGCGCGGGCTCGTGCTGCTGAGGCTTACCGGGAGTTGCCTGGTTCTGAGGCGTTGATGTTCATCCCCCGGCTAAGGGATTAACGCTTTTCGATTGCTGCGAGTACGCGTTTCCCGAACCCGATTGCTGCGAGTACGAGCCCGCCGATCAGGGTTATCCATGCGATGGGCGTTGGGGTTCCGGGGGTTTCGACGGTGCGGAACGTTCCCGGTTGGAGGCTGACGTGCGTGGTTGAGAACCCGATGATAACCAGCAACAACCCCACTGCCGCGAGTACGAGCCCGATAGTGAGCAGCTTTGTTCCCGGTCGCCTTCTAGTGGTCGCCGTCTTTTCCGTCATCCCGCAATTGTAGGGCATGGCGCCGTCTTTCAGGAGGGCCTTTTATGGCGGACCGTTCTATTTCGATTGCGCTTGAGGCTCGTGTTCAGGGTTTTGTTGCTGGGATGCGGACGGCGCAGCAGGCGGCTAATGATTTTGCGTCTCGGACGGCTGCGTTTGCGCGGGAGAATGAGGAGCATTTCGACCGGGTTGGTAAGGCTTCCGCGATCATGGGTGGCGCTTTGCTTGCCGGGTTTGGCCTTGCTGTGAAGCGGTTCATGGAGTTTGACGCTGCGATGTCTGAGGTTCAGGCTTCGACGCATGAGACTGCCGGGAACATGGAGCTGCTTCGGAACGCGGCTATTGAGGCCGGCGCGGATACTTCATTTTCGGCTAAGGAAGCCGCACAGGCGATTGACGAGTTGGCTAAGGCTGGTGTATCCACCAAGGACATCCTGAATGGTGGCCTGAAAGGTGCCATGTCCTTGGCTGCGGCTGGTTCTCTTGAGGTCGCGGACGCGGCTGAGATTGCGGCTACGGCTTTGACGCAGTTCAAGTTGTCCGGTCAGGACATCCCTCACCTTGCGGACCTGCTGGCTGCTGGTGCTGGTAAGGCTCAGGGTTCGGTCGAGGACATCGGTAATGCGTTGAAGCAGTCCGGCTTGGTGGCTTCTCAGTTTGGGCTGTCTGTCGAGGACACTACTGGCACGCTTGCCGCGTTCGCTTCTGCTGGTCTGATTGGCTCTGACTCTGGTACGTCGTTCAAGACGATGCTCCTGTCGCTGGCTAAACCTGCGAAGGAAACGCAGAGCCTGATGAACGAGTTGGGCATCTCGGCTTATGACGCTGAAGGCAAGTTTGTTGGGATCACGAATCTTGCTGAGCAGTTGAAGACGAAGCTTGGTGGTTTGACTCAGGCTCAGCGTGACGCTGCTCTTGCGCAGATCTTCGGTACTGACGCTATCCGCGCCGCTAACGTCCTCTATCAGGAGGGCGCGAAGGGCATTCAGGGATGGATTGATCAGGTTAATGAGGCCGGCTACGCGGCTGTCACCGCTTCGATTAAGCAGGACAACCTTGCTGGTGATCTTGAGAAGCTTGGTGGCTCGTTCGATTCGGTTCTGATCAAGGGCGGATCCGGTGCTGCTCAGGCGTTGCGTGGGTTGGTGCAGGGCGCTGAGGACATGGTTGACGCTATTGGGAAGATCCCAACCCCTATCCTGAACGCTGCTGTTGGTATTGCGGGCATGACAGGCGGCACGCTGCTTCTTGCGGGTGCGGTTCTCACCGCATTGCCGCGGCTGGTCGAGTTCCACGCATCGTTCAACCGGATCGCGCCGGCTGGGTCGCGCGCTCGTTCGGCTATCACGGGTGTCGGTAAGGCTGCTGGTGGCGCGGTCGCTGCGTTGCTTGCTTTGCAGGTCGCTTCGGCCGTGTTCTCCACGAAGGAAACGAAGTCCGCGGAGGATTACGGGCAGGCGCTTCTGAAGTTGCAGAAGAACGCCAAGGGCGGGGCTGAGGCTCTGTCCAGTCTTGATACGACGTTCCAGGGCTGGAACAGCCTTGCGGGCGCCGCTCCTGGTATCAATAGCGCTGCTGATGCGATCAAGCGTTTGGCTAACCAGAACTTCACGGATGTGACCTTGAATAAGGGCCTTGATGGGTTCCGTGAGTTTGTCACTGGGTCTAAGGGTGACATCGGGCAGCTTGAGGACCGCATGAAGGGCCTTGGCGAGCAGATGGGTAACCTCGCTAAGAACGGCGGGGCTGAGACTGCTGCGGCTGCTTTCCGTGAGTTGACCGCCGAGTTTGAGAAGAACGGTAAGGGCGCGAAAGAGGCGCTTGAGTACTTGCCTGGTTACAAAGATGCACTGCAAAGCCTAGCCACCCAAGCTGGCGTTACCTTGTCCGAGCAGGACCTTCTGGACTTTGCTATGGGCAGGGTTCCTGCTTCTATGCAGAAGGCTGAAAAAGCAACGCAGACGTACATCACTGCTGCTGGTGACGCGGCTCCGGTGACTGAGGAGATGGCTAAGGCGTTGGAGGACGTTGGCCTCAGCGCTTACGGCTCGGTTGCTGATCTTGAGAAGTTCGCTGATGCGTTGTTCAACGCGGGCAACATATCCCTGTCAGCTTCGGACTCGGTCATTGCTTATGAAGCTGCTTTGGATGCCCTTTCTGAGTCTGTGTTGAAGAACGGCAAGACGCTTGATTTGAACACGGAGCAGGGACGTAATAACCAGTCTGCTTATAACGACATTGCTAAGGCTGCGATGGCGACGGCTGAGGCTCAGGCTGCGGAGACTCTTGCCGCTCAGGGGTCTGCTGCTGCTCAAAGCACTTTGCAGGGTTCGTTGCAGGCGAGCTATAGGGATCTTGTCAATGCGGCTGGGCAGTTGGGCATCACGGGCGACGCGGCTGACACGATGGCGCGTAAGGCTCTGGGTATCCCGAAGAACATCCCGATTGAGACGTGGGTGAAGGACTTCGCTACGGAGAAGCTTGACGCTGTGAAGGCGAAGGCTGATGCGTTGAATGGCAAGGTTTCGACCGTGACCATTCAGACGATCCAGGAAACCTATAACCGGGTTATCAACGGTGGGCCTGATCCTAACCGTCCTGGTCAGATTGCGCCGATGGCTACGGGTGGCCGTGTGCGTGGTCCTGGTACTGGCACGTCTGACGAGGCAGGATACTTTGCTTTGTCTGATGGCGAGTATGTGTTGCGGGAGTCTGCGGCGCGGGCTATCGGTTATGACCGGCTGGATCGGATAAACGGTGGCGCCACTCACGAGATGCGCCCGATGGGTTATCAGTATGCGCCGGCTGGCGCGCCTGCTGTGACCCGCGCACCTGCCCCTGCTGCCGCTCCGCAGCAAGCCCCTCCTGTGTATGTTCAAAACCCGTTCACTGGTGATTATTTGTTGGCGCGGGTTGATTCTCGTGCTGCGGGTGTGGTTGCTGCTGCTGATTCTGGTTCGGCTTATTTGAGGAAAGGCCGCTGATGGCTGTTGCTGTAAGTGCTGAGGCGCTTCCTGGTGGGCCGGCTCCTAAGGCTGGTGTGACTGTTACTGGTCTGGGTGTTGGTGACTCGGTTGTGACTGTTTGGCGGACGGTTGATGATGAGCGCGGCCCGGTTCGTGGTGCGCGTCGCGTTGTGATGAATGATGCGGGGTTTGTTACGGACTGGGACGCGCCTATCAACCGGCCAGTCAGCTATGAGGTTGAGGTGTTGTCTGGTCCGGGCGGGCCTGCGCGGGCTTCTGCGGAGGCTATCACGGTGGTTTCGGCTACTGGCTGGTTGATGGACCCGTTTGTCCCTCAGAACGCTGTACCTGTGGTTGGTGGCCGTGACTCAAACGGTGAACCGTATCTGAGGGGTCAGGCGCTTGCGGAACTTGAGCATCAGGCCGATATGTCGATGTACAACGTAATGGGCTCGAAGATGCCTATCGGATTGTTCGGCGAGCGGATGGCTGAGCGCGGCATGGACTTGTCCCTTGCCACGCGCTCCGCCGTTGAGTCTAAGCGGCTCAAGGATCTGCTCGACTCATCCTCTGGTTTCTTGTTCCGCCCTGGTCCTGACCTTGATGGGTTGATGCTGGATGCGCTGATGTTCATTGGTTTGCCGTCTTATGCGCAGGTCCCTGTTGATACGGCGTGGGGCGGTGATCTTACGTGGTGGACGTTGAAGGCTGACAGGGTTGCTGCCCCGACGATCAAGGTTTTGACGGCGACGTTCACTTACGGGGATGTGCAGCTACTTACGGCGTCTTATCAGCAGAAGCAGGACGCGATGGCTGGGAAAACCTATTTGGATGATTTGAAGAACCCGCTTAGTTAAGGAGCGTCTATGCGTCGTGTTGATGTTGAGACGTTGGATGCTCTCGCGGGTTCCCGGCCTGCTGACAGCCTGACAGTGTGGGCGTGGCGGGCCGGTTCGCTGGTGGTTCCCGAGCCTTTGCTGGTCAAGGACTGGTCGTTTGATGATGACGCCGGGGATTCAGTGAAGGTTGGTCAGCGGATCAGTCTGACTGTTGCGGATCCTGATGGTTCGCTTGGGGCTTGGCGTTTTGACGATCCTCTTGGGGTTGGTGGAACGAAGCTGCAAGTGATTTACAACGTGGGCGGGTCCGGGGCCATCAATTACGGCTGGTTCCGGGTCACGGCCAATAACCCTACTGAGTTCCGCGAGTCCCGTGTGATTGACGAGTACGGGTATGTGGAGCCTGACGGTTCGTTGCCGAAGCATAAGCGGCGTGTGTTCGTCCAAACCGGGATCGTGCAGCTGACTGCGGTTGATCTGACTGGGGATGTTGACCGGGATAGGTTGCAGGCTCCTGAGTCGCCTAAGGCGGGCGCGACGGTTGTTAGCGAGTTCAAGCGGTTCACGTCCCGTTATTTCCCGACTGTGGTTGATCCGGGGGTTGCTGATACTGGCGTGTCGAGGCAGCTTGTGTATGACAAGGAACGCCTCGAAGCTTGCCAGGATCTTCTTTCTCGCGTGTCTGCCCGTTACAGGATGGGCGGCGACGGCGAGTGCCATATCTACCCGCAACGCTCAGATTCGGTTCTGCGGATCGAACCTAACGCCGGGCTTGTTTCCGTCAGCCGTGGGCAGTCTATTGATGGCCTGTATAACCGTTGGGTTGTTGAGGGTAAGAACGTCGCTACAGGGGATCCGGTGTTTGGTGTTGCTGACATCGAATCAGGGCCGCTCAAGTATGGGGGGCCTCATGGTCAGGTGCCGTTCTTTTACACCTCGGAAATGATCACGACGGTTGCGCAGGCGACGACTTACGCGCAGGAGCTTCGGGATCAGTTCTTGGGCTCACTCGCGGTTGAGTTGTCTGTTGAGACGATACCCCGCCCGGAGTTGCAGGCTGGTGACCGTGTTGAGGTTGGTTGTCCTGTACCGTCCGGGCATGTTGTGTATTTGCCGGGTGAGGTTACGTCGATCCGGCGTAGGGGTGACACGCTCCCCCGCGAAACAAGCATGACAGTTTCTTGTGCGTACACGGATGTTATCGCCGCCCTTGACCGTACCGAATGGGCCAAGTGGATCACACCGGAGATGCCGGAGCTGACGTGGAACATGATGCCCGCTCACTGGGGTTCTCTCCCGGCTATTACTTGGTCTGACGTTTAGGAGGCGCCGTGGTTGTGTTGAAGAAAACCGCGGCGCTCATCCCCGCCTCAGGTATTAGCCGGGAGTTTGGTACGGCGTACTGGGATGGGTCTGAGTGGTGGGCGAACGTCCGCGGCGAGCTGCTGATGGCGCGGTGGATTGATCCGATTCAGCCGCAGCAGGGCGGGAAGATCGTTGTTGACATCATGTCTGACGGTAAGGGTCTTGCTACGGCGTTGGTGATTGGTGCTTATACGGATCAGCCCCGACCGTCTACGGGGTCGGTGTTGACTGTTGGTGTTGATGAGATTGTGTTTTCCGGTGATGACGGTGGCACGTACTCAACGAAGTGGTTTGTTGGGCCGATTGGTGGTTACGCGCCTGGGGATCCGGTGATGCTGTCTTGGGACGCTACACGGGCAACCATTATCGGTGAGATACCTGTGATCGCCCCGCCTCCTGCTGGTGCCCCGTTGCCGCCTCCTGTTGCTGCCCCTGTTGACCAGTCCGGGCAGGAAACGTTGATCTGCACGGCTTCGGATACTTGGGGTGTTGGGGGTTGG